ACGCGCAAACCCGCGAAATTGTCGTTTTTGGGTTTCGGCGTGGCACGCCCATCGGTGTAAACTCACGGGTGTAGAAAAGTGCTGATACCTCGTGGGGTATAGAACGATTTTATGTCCGCCACTCTAAGGAGGCAGAAACCGTGATCGCTAAGGATCTCGAAGGACTCGCGGTCCCGTTGAAGGATCTCAAACTTCAAGGAGACAACGCTCGGATCGGAGACGTCGAGGCGATCAAGCGCTCGTACGAACGTTTCGGCCAACGGAAGCCGATTGTGGTTCATCGGAAGACGAAGACGATTCTCGCCGGGAATCACCAGTATCAAGCGGCGAAGGATCTCGGGTGGAAGGAGATCGCTGTGGTTTGGGTTGACGACGATCCGGAGACGGCGAAAGCTTTCTCGATCGCGGACAATCGGATTGGACAACTTGGGGAGTGGAATCTTGAGAGTCTGGTCGCGGCTTTCGACGAGCTGGATCCCGGGGAGATTGAGACGATCGGGTTCTCGGAGATCGAGGTGGAGGACTTCCGCGCTCTGCTGGACGAGTCGAAGATGGAGGAGATCGTCGTAATCCGGAAGGACGACTCGGACGACGACGAGAGCTCGTCGACTTATAAGAAGGACACGTCGTATCAAGAGTATCTCGAGCGTTACGGTAATCGAGGGGTGCGGTCTGTGATTCTTTACTATCCCAACGAGGACTATGGGAGAATTGTAGAAGACTTGGCGCGGGTCGGGGAACTCATCGGGAGTCCGGACAACGCCACGACCGTCCAAAAGCTTGTGAAGGAGAAACTTGACAATGTCTAAGCTTCAAGAGTTTCACGTGAAACGCGTTATGTCTTCGGACGAGGCGACGGAAGTCGTTGGCGAGAGCGTCCCGGATTTTGAGCCCGACGTGAACGAAGCGGGAATCTATCGCGACGCCGACACGGGTGAGGCGGTCTTTATGTATGTCCCGTTCGCCGGATCTGTCACGAAGCTTCGACGAGCTGTCCTCGGAGCTGGAATGTCGACGATCCTCCGATCCGGAGGGAGCCGTTACAACTCGAGATCTTTCGGGTTCACAAATCGGAACGTTATCCTCAAGCGCGAATCTTGCTCTCCGACTTCTCTCGCTTGGGACGAGCCGGAAGCTCAAATGATTCTCAACGAGACGGCGGACGTTCTCGGCCGCCAACTCCGGGAAGCTCTCCCCGAGATCCACGAACAAGACTCGACCACGATGGACGCCGTTCTTCCCGAGTGGAGAATGACGGAGAACACTTTGTGGACGACCGGAAACATCAACCAATCTAGTGCCCTCCCGTATCACAGAGACGGAGCTAACTTCGACACTTGGACGGGTATGCCTGTGGTTCGTCGCGGAATGGACGGCGGACATCTCCACATTCCCGAATACAACGTGACTTTGAACTGTCGGGACGGGTGGGCACTTTACTTCAACGGACACTTCCTCGTTCACGGCGTGACGCCAATGAAGTCGAGGACGAAGGACGGGTATCGTTATTCGATTGTGTTCTACGCGAAGCGGGGAATGAAGGATTGTCACACCTACGCTGTCGAAGTTGGTGAAGCTCGAGCGAAGCGGAAAGACCGGGAACTCGCTGGCCTCAACTTGACAATCGCGGACGCTACGAACCGGGGTGGCACCGACCGAAGGTGGTAATGTCTGACTATGCCCGCCGGACGACCTGCCAAACCAATCGAACAAAAGCGTCTCCTCGGTAATCCGGGGAAGAGATCTCTTCCCGATTCTCAAGCTCTCGAGGTTCTTCCAATGGCTCAAGAAGCTCCCGAGCCTCACCGTCCGTTGTTGACTCACGGTCGAGAACTTTGGGATCGAGTTTGGAACTCGGGGATCGCTTGGATCTCTCCCGACACGGACGTCGAGCTTCTCCTAATGACGTGCGAGATGATTGACGAGAGATGGAACCTTCGTATCAAGGTTATGCAATCAGACAATATGCAGATGGCTCGACGACTCGACAATCTCTCCCGAATCATCATCGGGAACTTGTCGCTCTTGGGTTTCTCCCCGTCCGACCGGGCGCGTCTCGGTGTCGCCGAGGTCAAGCGAATCTCTAAGATCGAGGAGCTCCGTCGCCGCCGTGAAGAACTCTGACTCTTGGCCTCCCGCTTGGCTCACCGCTGATCCTAACGCCGAGACCAAAGGCGAAGGGGATCTTGTGATTGACTTCGCCGAAACGTTTGGGATCGTCACGAAGGACTCGGTCGCCGGCAAGAGCGGGGATCCGTTGATTCTTCGCGATTGGCAGAAACAACTAGTACGCCTAATCTTCGAATACGACGAAGCTAGTGGAGGACTCAAACATCGCGTAAACCTGGTGGGTATGCCTCGAAAGAGCGGTAAATCGGCGCTAGGATCCGTTCTCGCGCTGTATTCGCTAATTGTCGGACCGAAGGGCGGCGAAGTGTATTCGGTAGCGGCTGAGAAGGAACAAGCTCGTATCGTGTTCGCGGACGCCAAGCGAACGGTCGAAGCTTCGGAGGAGCTGTCCGGTCTGACTCGTCTCTATCGGGACGCGATTGAAATGCCGACGTTAGGATCTGTGTACCGGGTTCTCTCCGCCGAAGCGTACTCCAAGGAGGGACTCAACCCGCACTTCATTCTCTTCGACGAGCTACACGCTCAACCGAATCGAGAACTCTTCGACGTTATGTCCCTAGCTATGGGTGCGCGCGGAAACTTGGCAACGCTCGTGGCGATCACGACGGCCGGCCAGAAAAGCGACTCGACCGGACGAGACTCCATCGCGTATTCGCTGTACAACTACGGGAAAGCGGTCTCTCGAGGAGAAGTGGAGGATCCGTCGTTCTTTATGGCTTGGTGGGAAGCCGAAGGAGACCACAGATCCGAGGAGACTTGGCGGGCCGCCAACCCGGGATACGGGGATCTTTCCGATCCCGCCGACTTCGTTTCCGCTGTCCGGAGAACTCCCGAGGCTGAGTTCCGCACGAAACGTTGTAATCAATGGGTCTCGCCTCAGCTTGCGTGGCTCCCGACCGGATCGTGGGACGCTTGCGCGAAAGAGTTCCAACCGGATCCGGACGACGAGATTGTTCTCGGCTTCGACGGATCCTTCTCCGGCGACGCGTCCGTCATTGTTGGTTGTGTTGTTCCGAAGGGGAAAGACGATCCGGCCCGCTTGTTTCTCGTCAAAACTTGGGAGAAGGATCTCGAGAAGGACGGAGACGATTGGCGCGTCGACATTGCCGACGTTGAAAATACCCTCATTCAATTCTGCGCGGACTTCCCGAAAGTGCGAGAGATCGCGTGCGATCCGCACAGGTGGCAGAGATCTATGCAAGTACTCGCCGATCAAGGACTCCCAATCGTGGAGTGGCCGTCAAGTTCGCCGGCACGAATGGTTCCGGCTTGTGCGAAGTTCTACGACGCGGTCGTCGAGCAACGACTCGAACACGACGGAGATCCAACTCTCGCGCGACACCTCGACAACGCTGTCGTCAAGAACGACCGACTCGGACCAAGGATTGTCAAGGAGAATCGCCAATCACCTCGAAAGATCGACGCCGCTGTCGCCGCTGTGTTAGCCTACGATCGCGCCACAGTCGCTAGAATGGAAGAAGTAGTCCCCCAATTCTTTGTGTGAGGTGTTATGTCGACAACGATTCAACTCTTGGGAGCTTTGGCGATAACTATCGGCGTGGCTCTTCTTTCGCTCCCGGTTGGTATCATAGTTGGCGGGGCTTTCTTGCTTCTTGTCGGCTTCGCGCTAGGACGGTAAATGGTATTCAATCGGCTCTTCGAGGAGCGGTCAATCTCGTACCAATCGGTATTCGAGTCCGGCGACGATCTCCAATTCGGAAACCTATCGGCGACCTACGTCACCGACGATAACGTCTTCCAAGTCAACGCTGTATTCTCCGCAATCTCTCTAATCGCGGACACGGTCTCGACTTTGCCGCTCGACGCCTTCACTCGTCGGAACGGGACTCGTCAAGTTCTCCGACCAAAGCCGGAGTGGGTCAACCAACCCGACGTGGATCTTCCCCGAGTCGCTTTCTACAATTCGCTGATCGTCTCGCTCTTACTCGACGGGAACGCTTTCGTCCGAGTGTTCGCTAACGGATCCGGCCAAGTCACGAACCTTACCGTCCTCAACCCGAAGAGCGTCAAGATCCAACGATCCGGAGTCGGCCGGCTCACTTTCCAAGTTGAAGGATCCCCGAGACCGTTGACTTCCGAAGAGATCGTCTTCATTCCCGATCTGGTCCGTCCTGGAGACGTTCGAGGAGTTTCCCGCGTCGCTCAGCTCAAGGAGAATCTCGGTCTCGCTGTCGCGCTCGAGAAGTACGCCGCACAGTTCTTCGGAAGCGGCACAAATATGGCGGGCGTGATCGAGTTCCCCGGGAACCTCACCGCCGAACAAGCCAACGAGCTCGCTCGCGGGTTCGACAACCGACACAAGGGTTGGAAACGAGGACACAAGACCGGAGTGTTGTCCGGCGGGGCAACGTTCAAAACGACTCAAGTCGATCCGGAGAAGTCTCAAGCGATCGAAGCTCGTCGCCTAGCTGTCGAGGACGTGGCCCGAATCTTCAACGTCCCGCCGCACCTTCTCGGTCTTCCCGGAACTAACTCCTACGCGTCCGTAGAACAAAACAATCTCGCGTGGGTCACTCACGGTCTCCGACCAATTATTCAAAAGATCGAGGACGGGTTCTCCCCGCTTCTCTCGCGATCCCCGGGAGGCGCGGACGCTTTCCTCAAGTTCAACATCGACGGACTCTTACGCGCGGACATTCAATCCCGAATGAGCGCTTATTCGACCGGACTCCAATCGGGGTTCTTGACAATCAACGACGTCCGTCGTCTCGAGGATCTTCCCCCAATGGAGGACGACTCGGCTAACGTTGTCCGGGTCCCGTTGGCGAACGTTGATCTCAAAGAGTCTCACGTCAAGGCTCAACGCGAGCGAGTGCAAATGGCTCAAGCTTTGGTTTACTCGGGATACGATCCGGCGGAGGTCTTGGCGGCTCTCAATCTTCCGCCGATCTCTCACACCGGGCTCCCGTCGTCTCAGCTCCAACCAATTAGCCAGATCGATCCGGTCGATCCGGAGAGCGCTTACGAGGTCGAGTAATGGCTATTGTTCACAGGCTCGTAACTCTGTCGGGAACTCCGACGGAGATCGTCGGGCACGACAATCAACCTCACGAAGTTCATCTTCACAATATGACGAAAAGCTCGAATGAATATATTTATATTGGCGGACCGTCCGTCGGAACCGGAAACTCGATCCATATCGATCCGGGCGAGTCGATCACGCTAACTCTCGGACCTGAAGATCGACTCTTCGCGATTAGCGATCCGAGCGGTCTAGACGTTGGCGTCCTGGATATACGGAAGAACGACTAGTGCCTTACTTTATTACCGACCGTCACCCGGAGTGCGCGAACTGGGCCGTTGTGAAACAAGACGGCGAGCTTCTCGCTTGCCACGCCACCGAGGACGAGGCGATCGACCAAATGGTCGCCGTCTCGTTGTCCGAGGATCTTGATCCCGGCGGAACGTACGACGGAGAATCTTTCCGCGCTCTCCCCGGGGAACTCGTTCTCGGAGACTTCGTCTCTTGGGACTCGTCCGGCGGGACCGTTCGAGGACAGATTGAGCACGTTATGACGGAGGGAGTTCTCGGGATCCCCGACTCTTCTTTCTCGATCAACGCTTCCGAGGACGATCCGGCCGCGCTGATCAGAATATGGCGTCCAACCGAGGAGGACGGGGAGACCGATTGGAACCCGACCGAGACTCTCGTCGGACACAGGTTCTCGACGTTGACGAAGATCGACTCTCTCCGTTCGGAGATCCGCCAAGTGAATCTCGATCCGCCGGCTTATATGCGCGCGGCCGCTCGACGCGGGATCGAATACTACGAAGAAGGACTCGGCGGGGACGGTCTCGTCGATCGGACGATCCGGGAGGCTAGGGCTATGGCTCGAGGATCCGTCACCGCTGAGAAGTGGGTTCGGATCGCGGCGTGGATCGCGCGACACTTGGGAGATCTCGACGCTCCGGCCGCCAATCCCAACTCAGAGGAATACCCGTCCGCCGGAGTTGTCGCCCATCTTCTTTGGGGTTCGGGTCCGTCAAAAGCGGCCGCAGAGCGCACGCTCCGCTACGCTGAGGGTGTCGTCGCTAGACTTGAAGAAGAGAACGAAGGCCGCACGAAGGGTGAAGCTTTGAAGAAAATGGAAACGAGAACTCTCTCCGTCGATTACGAGATCCGGGAGACCGGGGACGGAATGACGTTCGAGGGATACGCCGCGATCTTTGACTCTCCAAGTGAGCCGCTCCCGTTCACCGAACGTATCGCTCCGGGAGCTTTCGCTCGATCTTTGAAGAGTCGGAACGACGTCAAGCTAATGTGGAACCACGACACCGGGTCAATCCTCGGTTCGACGAGAGCGGGAACTCTCAAGCTTGTCGAGGACGGTCGCGGCTTGAAGGTGACGGCCGAGTTACCAAACACTACGCTCGGTCGCGATACGGCGGAACTACTTCGTCGTGGCGACGTGGACGCTATGAGCTTCGGGTTCTCTGTCCCGAAGAACGGGGACGCTTGGTCCGAGGACGGAGCGGAGCGAACTTTGAAGGAGATCCGTCTCCACGAAGTGTCCATTGTGGCTTTCCCGGCTTACACGGCGACCGCTGGAACGGCGACCGTCCGAGCTTTGGATCGTCTCGCTCTTCGCGCGAACGTCGACGTCGACGCTTTGGCCGACGCTCTCTTGAAACTTGAGAACGGTGAGGATATGTCTTCAGCGGATCGGGATCTTCTCTCTAGCGTGTTGGACACTTTGGCTCCCGAGGAGGAGAAGAAGGAGGAGACTCCGGATCTATCTGTCGATCTCCTCGCTTTGAAGAAGAAGAAGCTCGAACTCTTGAAGGGATACCACAATGGCTAGCAGGTCAGACATCAAGGCGGCAATACTTCGCGCGGCAGGGAACCCGACGTCGGGTCCGATCGCTGAGTGGGCGGACGCTTTGGCGGACGCTGTGGCGGAGTTGGACGCTCCGAAGACTCACCGCAAGATTGAGAAGCGGGTAATCGCTCCGGCGGAGATCCGGGACGACTCGGAGAAATAAGAAGAGCCGGCCCGAAGGCCGGCCCTCCTCCGTCAAGGGAGACGCCTAG